GGGGGGGGGGGGGCACAGCGTGCTTCATGTGGGCAACGTTTCCAACACTCCCGGACGCGCTTAGAGTTATGGAGTCGTGGGGGTTTACTTACAAGACGGCCGCCTTTGTCTGGGTTAAGAAATACAAGTGCGGTAAAAATTTCGTTGGGATGGGCGCATACACGAGGGCAAACGCGGAAATCTGCCTGCTGGGCGTGACACCGGACTTCCGGGCAGGCACCCAGATAAAGAGCCGCTGCGTGCAGCAGATCATTGAGGCACCCATACAGGCGCACAGCGTAAAGCCTGACGAAACCCGGCGGCGCATTGTGGAGTTGCTGGGAGATGTGCCCCGCATTGAACTTTTTGCCCGTCAGCGTGCGCCCGGCTGGGACGCGTGGGGCGACGAAATCGAAGAAATGGAGGAGTAAAATGATTGATATGCTATTTGAAGTTGCAAGCGCGCTGTTCATGGCAACACTTGCAGGGATTTTCATCTGGTTTGTTCTTAGCGATGGCAACCCAATTGAATATTTCAAGCGGTGGCTCAACCGCAGCAAACCTTGCCTTTGCGACCGGTGCGTATTCTTAAAGCAAAAATTTGGGGCGTCAGAATCCGGATATCACTATATCTGCCAGAGCGGTGACAAAGACGAAGGATACATAAATCCGCCCGAATATTGCAGCGATTTTGAAGAAAGGAGCAACAATGACCTGCACATGGATACCTGACACCGACACGCCAAAGCCAGACAGCGGCGTGGACTACCACACCGTCAAGTCGTGGTTTAAGCAGCTTCGGGCTATGGACGACCGAATTGACCGTATCCAGCTGGACATCCGGCAGGCGCATGACAAGGCCACGAAGTGCACCGCCAGCATGACCGGAATGCCCGGCGGATCCGGGCACGGAGACAAAATCGGGCTTTGTGCCGAAGAAACAGACGAAAACGAGCGCAAGATGCAAGAGCTGCAAGCCGAGCTAGAAGTTTTGCGGACGGAAGCAAAGCGCCGAATCAAGTACATTGCAGGAACCAAAAGCAGTGACATGATGCAGGCATGCTTGTATGGCTACTACGTCCAGAACCAAAAACAGGTCGTCGTGGCCCGCAGTCTTGGTCTGCCAAACGAAAACCGCGTTTCTTTGTATGTGCGGGATGGATGCAAGCAGCTTGCGCAGATTTGGCGTCAATTTATGTAATTTTCTTACATGTTGTCGTTATTGTTGTTACATGTGAGATGTGGTAAAATTGGTATAAGCGGAACCGCCGAAAGCGGTAAGACGCTTGCCACGCAGCCTCCGAAACGTGCTTCCTCATGACAAATTCTTCCTTTCAAGATTTGCTTGCATATCTCTTTTGGCTTTGTTCTCTTTCTCACGTTTCGAGGGCTGCTTCTATGCGATACACTGACACAAAGGCAGCCTACCGCTCATGAGAGACAGGAGGCGGTTCGATTCCGCCGTATCGCACCGTATGGCGCATGGACTAGACAACCCGCAAGGCCGCACGTGCAACCTCCCGTGCCGAGAAAAGGCCTTAGAATCCTTGCCAAGGTGTAGCTTTCCTGACAGGATGTGCGCCAACCAACAGCCCCGGCGACGAACCGGAGCTGTTTTTATATGGCCGCCTGAGCGCAGTTTGGAGCGCGGCGCGTGTGTGTAGACACGGCTGGTTCGATTCCAAGGGCGGCGTTTTATATTCCCGTAGCTCAATCGGTAGAGCGTTGGTCTCCAAAACCAAAGGCTGCAGGCTCGAGCCCTGCCGGGAATGCCATTTTGCGTGCCCTAGAGCGGGCCGCGCAATAGCGGGGCATCCGGCCGCGAAAGTTCCGAATGCAGCAGCGCCCACCGTTTGACGCCTGTCCAACGAACTGAATGCACGGGTGCTGCTTATATGCCGTCATAGCTCAATTGGCAGAGCGCCGCCCATTTAAGGCGGGACAACGTTGGTGACACCACGGGAACATCACTGCACAGCCAACCACTGTGCACATCCATTCCGTGGGTGCTGGTTCAAATCCAGCTGACGGCTAGCGTGATTTTAGAGTGTCCACTGTGGACACTTTTGGAGAGGAGGCATACAAATGTTTGAGCGCTTGAAAGAACTGATTTGCGACATGGCAAAGTTTTTGACGCGTCTCGGCGCTGGCCTTATCCTCTCGGCCTTACCGATCAGCAACAAAGAAAGCCACTTTGTGCGCTATGCGCGGCGTTTCGGTTTCCGTGCAGACCACACAAAACGCGAGCCTCGGGCAGAGATCGGAGGCCGTGGCTGTATCCAAGGAGCACGGCCTGCTATCCGTGCGGATTAACCGCTTCTGATACAATACAATTAAAAACCAGCTTTTTGCATGATGAGCTCCATGCAGCAAAGCTGGTTTTTCTTATGCCGCTTTAGCTCAGTCGGCCAGAGCATCCGGCTCATAGCCGGACGTGTGCAGGTTCGAGCCCTGCAAGCGGCACATTCGATATTTTGACTGTTCGGATTTCCGGGCGGTTTTTCTTTTGCGAGGGAGGAGGAGCCCGCCGTGAGATATGGCGTGCCGTATCGTGGCAGTAAGAACAAAATCGCACAGTGGGTTATTTCTAATCTCCCTGCTGGCGACACAATGATTGACCTGTTTGCTGGTGGCTGCGCAGTCACACACGCCGCATTGCTGTCTGGCAAATGGAATCACATTGTTGCGAATGACATCGGCGATGGCCCACAGTTGTTCATGGACGCTGTTCACGGCAAGTATGCCAACGAAAAGCGTTGGATTAGCCGTGAGGATTTTCATAAGCTTAAGGATTCTGACCCTTATGTTTCGCTCTGTTGGAGCTTCGGCAACAACCGCAGGGATTATCTCTATTCAAAAGAGATTGAGCCGTGGAAAAAGGCTTTGCATTATGCAAGAGTGTTTGGCGATACGTCCCTTTTGCGTGAGTTCGGAATCAACTCGGACGGTAGCTCAAAAGACATTAAGTCGAATAACAAGGAATACAAAAGGCTTTATTCACAGTGGCTTGGAAGTCGAGTGAAACATAAAAGGCTCTATGATTTAGAACATCTTGAACGCCTACAAAATCTTGAACGCCTACAAAGGGATTACAGAGACGTACAAATTCCGTCAAATTCAGTTGTGTACGCAGACCCCCCATACAAACGAACGAACTGCACGGGATACAAATGCGATTTTGACCATGAATCGTTTGAAAAGTGGCTTGCCGAAACTCCGTTTATGGTTGTTATCAGCGAGTATGAAGCGCCAAGCGGGTGCAAAGAGGTTGCAAGCATAAAAAAGCAATCCTCTATGGGAACTGGCAATAAAGGCGGGTCTGGTATCGAAAATCTGTTTGTACAAGAACGGTTTGCTGAACGGTATAAAAATTCAGTTACATGAGAGGTGGTGGCGGTGAGTGCAAAGCGGCTGACAGACAGACAAAAAAAGAAGATCATTGCTGACTATGTGCAGCTGCAGAGCTACGCCAGAACCGCCAAACTGAACGACGTGGCGGAAAGCACTGTGCGGAAAATCGTGAAAGATAATCCCAAATGCGCGGATTTGTGCGCCTTAAAAAAAGAGCAGAACACCCGGGATATGCTTTCATATCTGGACAGCAAGCGCGGGGAAGCACAGGATCTTCTCGGGTTGTACCTAAAAGCGATGGCAGACCCGGACAAGATCGCAGAGGCAACGCTGCCGCAGCTGTCCACGGCGTTTGGAACCATCGTGGACAAGTTTGCTATGCTGGGAGACCAGAGCGGCATAGAAGCCCCGGACGATGGCCTGCTTGAGGCTCTGAGCGCTGCCGCTGACATCAGCCCGCCGGATGACGTGGAGATGCTGCCGGAGGAAGAAGACGACCATGCGGAAAAGTAACGGTTTTCGTTGGAAAGCCCTCAGCCAGCGGCAAAAGCAGGTCTTGAGCTGGTGGACACCGCAGAGCGCATACAGCGGCTACAACGGCATCATTGCTGATGGCGCTATCCGCTCGGGCAAGACCTTTGCCATGAGCTTTTCGTTCGTACAGTGGGCTATGACCTGCTACAGCGGCCAGCAGTTTGCCATGTGTGGCAAGACCATTGCCAGCTTCCGGCGCAACGTGCTTGGGACGCTCAAGCAGCAGCTTGCAGCCCGTGGCTACAACGTCAAGGAGCATCGGGCAGAAAACTGCATGACCGTCAGCAAGTGCGGCAGAACCAACGAGTTTTACTTTTTTGGCGGCAAGGACGAGAGCAGCCAAGACCTGATTCAGGGCATCACCCTTGCCGGGGTATTCTTCGACGAGGTGGCCCTGATGCCGCAGAGCTTCGTCAATCAGGCCACAGCCCGTTGTTCTGTTACTGGGTCAAAGTTCTGGTTCAACTGCAACCCGGGCAGCCCGCAGCACTGGTTTTATCTGGAATGGGTGCGAAAATGCCGTTCCCGCAAGATAATGTATCTCCATTTCACGATGGACGACAACCTGTCGCTTTCTGAGGACATCAAGGCCAGATACCGCAGCCAGTACAGCGGCGTTTTCTATCAGCGTTTCATTCTGGGCCTGTGGACGGTGGCCGAGGGTCTTGTTTATGACATGTTCGACCGCAAGAAACACGTTGTTGATGTACTTCCGGAGCTGTCTCCAAAGAGCGCTTATGTGGCGTGCGACTTCGGCACCCAGAACGCCACGGTTTTTCTGCTGATCCAGAAGCAGGCAGATGCAGACTGCTGGATCGTCACCCGGGAGTACTACTACAGCGGCCGCGAACAGAAGCGGCAAAAGACCGTGGGCGAGTATGTTGCAGACCTCAAGGCGTGGCTGAACGGTCTCAAGCCGGAGAGGATCATCGTTGACCCCTCTGCCCTGCCCCTGATTACAGAGCTGCGCAAGAATGGCTTTACCCAGACGCCCGCAAACAACGACGTTTTGAGCGGCATTCTGGACGTGCAGACCATGCTGCAGACCGGGCGGCTGAAGATCTATAAAGACTGCAAGCACACGCTGGAGGAGTTCGGCGTGTACGCTTGGGACCCGGACAAAGACGACACCGTGCTGAAGGTCAACGACCACTGCATGGACGCTATCCGCTATTTCGTGCGCACAAAGCGCCTTGTAAAACTGAGGGATTGATTTTGAGCACTGTATACACATTCCAGACATTTCAGCAGGCGCAAGCCGCCGGGGAACAGACTGATTTCATCCGGCGGTTCGTGCAGCAGCACTGCGCTTCCGGACCGTACAAGATGGCGCTGGATGCTGACCTGTACGACGCCCAGAAAAACCCGGGGGCTGAACGCTTCGCGCAGGCTTACGCTTTGATGCTGAAGCGCCTATCCAAAAACACCAAGCAGGACACCCCACACCCCGATATGGTCAAGAGCAATCTTTTCCGGCGGCTCAACAAGCAGCGGGCGACCTACTCCCTCGGCAACGGTGTGGTCTTTGCAGACGAGGGCGTGGACAAGGACAGACTGGGGCAGAACTTTGATGAGCAGATCCAGAAGGCCGGATATTTCGCCCTGATCCACGGCGAGAGCTTCGGATTCTGGAACAACGACCACTTGGTGGTTTTCAAGTTGACCGAGTTTGCGCCCCTGTACGATGAGAAGACAAGCCTTTTGCAGGCGGGTGTGCGCTTCTGGCGGCTGAACCCGGACACAGATATGCACTATATCCTGTACGAGCTGGACGGCTTCACTGAGTACACGGAAAGCAAAATCGGCAATGTGATGCAAGAGACAACGCCGAAGCAGGCATACAAGAGCGTGACCGTCACCACACCCGGCGGCGGGCTGGAAAGCGTGGAGGGCGAAAACTACAGCGCTCTCCCCATTGTACCGCTGTGGGGCTCCGACCTGCACCAGAGCACCCTTGTGGGACTGAAAGCCTACATTGACAACACCGATCTGGTGATGTCCGGCTTCTGCAACGACTTGCAGGACTTTTCGCAGATCTACTGGCTGTGCGAGAACTTCAACGGCATGACCGATGACGAGCTGCAGGAGTTCCTTGTCAAGCTGAATCTATACCACATTGCAGGCGCAGACACCAGCGAGGGCGGCAAGATCACCCCCTACACCACCGAGATTCCTGTGACGGCTCGGCAGGCTCTGTTGGAGCTGCTCCACACCCGGGTGTATGAGGACTTCGGCGGTCTGGATGTGCACTGCGTCAGTGCGGACAGCACCAACGACCATCTGGATGCAGCCTATGAACCGCTGAACCAGAACGCGGACGACTTCGAGGCGCAGGTCAAGCCGTTCATTCGGCAGATCTGCGCACTGGCAGGCTTTGACAACGCTATGCCGACATTCAACCGCAGCAAGATTACAAACACGGCTGAGCAGGTCGCAACGGTGATCTCCGAGGCACCGATCATCGGTCAGGACATGGCAATCGACCTGCTGCCCAACTTGACCCCGGAACAAAAGGAGCAGGCCAAGGCCGCGCTGATGGCTGAGAGCGCAACACGGGAGACCATGGACGAGGAGGAGGATGAAGACGATGGCTGAAAACATCATCGGCAAGTTTGTTATTGAGCTGGACGAAAAGGACAGGAAGCTTTTGGAGCGGTTTGCAAATGCAGTCGAATTGATGCAGCCGACCACGATTGATTGGGACAAGCCAAAAGTCCGCGCAGTAGGCGTTGACGAACTCGGAAACATCAAATGGAGACCCGCCGGGGAAAACAATGAACGACCGTGACCGCATCTCTACCCGCCAGCTAAATCGTCTGCGACGCCGCATCCTCCGGGTGTACGGCACTGCCCGCCGGGAGATGCAGGAGCAGCTGACCGAGTTTCTGGCAAAGTACAAAGCGCTGGACGAGCGCAAGCGGGCGCAGCTGGATGCAGGCGAGATCACCGAGGATGATTACCGCATCTGGCTGCAAAATCAGGTCTTTCAGTCCGATTTGATGCACGCCAAGCTTGACGGCATCACCCAGACCTGCACCACAGCCCAAGAGACGGCCTACAAGCTGGCCCGGGACGAGCAATACAACATCTTTTCCTTTGGCGCAAACTGGGCTTTCTACGAGCTGGAACAGGCCGCAGGCGTGACGTTCGGGCTGACCCTGTACAACACCGAAGCAGTCAAGCTCCTGCTGAAGGAGAACCCCCGCATGGTGCCTAACAAGCGCATCAAGAGCGAGAGCAACCGCACCTATGACGCCCGGGTGTTCAACCGCTACGTCATGCAGGGCATCGTGCAGGGAAAAAGCGTCCACGACATCGCCGTGCAGGCCGTAAACGGCATGGCAGACACGGAGATCCACTGGGCCATGAACAACGCCATCACAGCCCTTACCAGCGCCCAGAACGCCGGTGCTTTGCAGCAGATGCGAAACGCCCAGGCTTTGGGCATCGAGGTCAAAAAGCGGTGGAACTCCACCCACGACTACCGCACCCGTGAGATGCACCGCCTGCTTGACCAGCAGACGGCAGAGCTTGACGAGCCGTTCAAGGTCATGGGATACGAGATACAGCGCCCCGGCGACCCCAACGCGGCCCCGGAGATGGTTTACCACTGCCGCTGTGTGCTGTCCTCTGCGCTGATCAAGTACCCACGCCAGGGCGCCGCCCGGCGGGAAAATATCGTCACATACGAGGACACGGGCATGGTGGACGCCAAAGGCAAGCCCATCAAAGTGGCCGTAAAGAAAACCGTAGCCGATATGACCTATACCGAGTGGTACAAGTCCAAAGGCGGCACGGAAGCTGAACAGATGTGGTGGGCAAAAGAACGCAAACGAAGAAAGGAGAGTGCCAAGAATGAGTAAACGTGGCTCAGGTAGTTCCAAAATGGCAAGTATTCAAAATGCTAACGAGCACAAGTTTGAATCATTTGTAAATGGCCGCTGGATAACAGACGACAGAAAAGTTGAAGCAGAACGGCAAAGAAAGCTTGCGACTATTGTTGACAATTCGAGATATAAGAAATCACACAACGAAACCATTGACTTTGTGAAAAAGCAAGTTGGCGTTGACCTTAACAAATACAGAACTGGTGACGGTTCTGAACCTTACATGACAACATTTTGGGAAAAAGGCCCAAAAGTTGCATTTGATTTCAAAGGAATGTCTCGCGGCGACTGGGACAAGTTAATGCAGCTAACAACAAAGCCGTATGGCGTTACTTTTGAACAGGGCAATGCGTGGATTGGCTACATCTCTAGAAAGAAGAAAAAGTAAGGTTTGGAGGGATGAACTGTGATTCTGCCGATGGAAAACACCGAGAAAATGATTTTTCCGGGCGTTGGCAAGTATGGCATCCCTGCTATCAAGCCTGAAACGGACATCCGCATTGACAAGCTGGAATGGATCCCGGTCAATTATGCACTGACGGCCAAAGACAAGGCCACAAAAGGCGTGCATTTTTACAAGGACGACTATCAGTTTGAACGGTTCTGGAACAACCCTGACAAATACATTTCCCTTTTGCAGCAGTTCGGTGCGGTGTGTTCGCCGGATTTTTCGCTTTACAGCGATATGCCGCTTGCGGTACAGCTTTTCATGCACTACAAAAAGCACTGGCTGGCGGCATACTGGCAGGCGCACGGCATCCACGTCATTCCAACGCTCTGCTGGTGCGGTGAGCAAAGCTATGACTGGTGCTTTGACGGAGAGCCCAGAAACGCCATCGTGAGCATTTCCAGCCACGGCACACAGTCTGACCCGTACGAAGCGGAATGCTTTGCCAAACACTGCCGCAAGGCGCTGGAAGTGCTGCAACCAAGCGGTATTTTGTGGTATGGCAAGTGCCCGGCGGAATTTGACTGGAACGTGACCAAAATCAAGCCATTTCAATACGAGAGGAGGCATTACCGTGAGTAAACGAGGTTCGGGCAGCTCTGCGAGAGCGGGCGGCGGTATGGCAACGCTGAAAGGCAGCGAAAAACAAGTTGCATGGGCCAAAGACATTCGATCAATAGCAAACGAAGCGCTGAATGATGCGATTTCTCAGGGGAAAAAGCCTGAAACTATTGCAAAATTCGGAAAAGATGTGGCAAAACAGACTGTTTCTAGGGCAAAAGATACAAAAGCGGTAATCAACAGCACCACAAGCGCAAGTGAGCTTATTGATTCTCTTGGTGGTTATATCGGTTACAGAACAGGAGAAGAAGCAAAACGGGCTGCAATGACTGGTATTGTGAGAACCATTCGGGACGGAACCGGTGATTTTGCGAAACGCTTGAAAAAAGCGTACACAGGCAAATAATACATGAAATTTGAATACGACATCAAATTCACCGACAACACCCCCCAGCTGCATGAAGCGCTTGAAGCGTGGGTGGAAAGGGTGCTGACCATCTGGGGCATGAAGGTGCAGGACTACGCCCAGCTGCTTGTGCCAACAGGCACGGCAGACAGCACAGGCATTGAGGGCTACGTGGGCGGTGCGCTCAAGCAGAGCTTGACCTTTGCCCTCGACCTCGCAAAAAAGACCGTGACCATCGGCAGCAACCTGTTTTACAGCGTGTATGTGGAGTTGGGCACGGGCATCTTTGCCGAGAAAGGCAACGGGCGCAAAACGCCGTGGGTCTGGAAGGACTTCAACGGCAAGTGGCACTTTACCCGGGGCATGGCTCCCCGTCCGTTCCTCCGCCCGGCGGTGGAGGAGCACATTGACGAGCTGCGAGAGATCGCAGTGGAAGAAGGAAACAAGGAGGTTTAAGGATGACAGAACTTGAAAGCTTGAGCGCGCAGCTTGAAGCTGCTGTGAAAATGCAGGCAAACGCAGAAAGACTTTATCATAAGTCTGCCGAAAGAATTGAAGAAATCAAAAAGCAGATGCTTGAGGTGAAGGAAAAGAACAAGCCAAAGGCTGCAAAAGTCGAAGATTTGTTTGCGGCTGGGGTTCAGGCACGCAAAGCGCTTCAGGAGATGTGCGACAACGCATACGGCGATGGCAAAGCAAAAATTTCTGTTTTGGTCTATGTTCCGGCCGAAGCGCAGGGCTACCCGACAGCCACGGACTGTGAATTTTCGCTCTAAAACTGAATACTCAGCGGTTGGCGCACAGCGTCAGCCGCTTTTTTATGCCGTTTTCGCTCAATGGTAGAGCTGCTGATTTGTAACCAGCGGCCGTGGGTTCAAGTCCCACAGGCGGCACCACACCGGCAGCACGTCCGGCAAATACACCTTATTGCCAAGCATGGCAGCCCGAGCATGGGCAGAAAGGACTATCACATGGCACTCAAAAGAGCTGACATCCGCACGATTCTGGAAAACCCCGAAACCTCCAACGATGACAAGGCAAAAGCCATTCTGGACGCCCTGCACAAGGAGACGGACGAACTCAAAGACCAGCTGGATGCAGAAAAAGAAGCCCGCACACAGGCCGAGAAAGACCGGGACGCAGCCAACGGCGGCAAGCAGGCCGCTGAAAAGGCGCTGACCGACTACAAGGCTCAGCAGACCCAGAAAGACACCCACGCAGCCAAGGAAGCCAAGTTCCGGGAGCTGCTCAAGTCCGCCGGGGTGCTGGACAAGTATGCTGATCGGGTCGTGCGGCTGTCTGGCGAGGACATCGACAAGCTGGAGCTGGACGATAAGGGCGAGGTCAAGGACGCCAAGAAGCACACCGACAGCCTGAAAGCTGATTGGAGCGACTTCGTAGGCACCACGACCACCACCGGCGCAAAGGTGGACAACCCGCCCACCAACACCGGCTCCAAAATGACCAAAGAACAGATTATCAACATCAAAGACGCAAGCGAACGGCAGGCGGCCATTGCGGCTAACCCTGAAGCGTTCGGGCTTGCAGCAAAGGAGTAACACATGGCAGCACCCGAAAATCTTACCACTGCTTCCCAGATCACTACCTCTATTCGCGAGGTGGATTTTGTTACCCAGTTCCAGAAGAACTGGGACGCTCTGCGCACCATTCTGGGCATCATGCGCCCCATCCGCAAGGCACCTGGCACCAAACTGGTCTCCTACAAGGCAACCGTTGACGGCGGCCTGCAGGGCGGCACCGCCGTGGGTGAAGGCGAAGACATCCCTCTGACCAAGACCAAGGTTGAGCCCGTGGCCTATGACGACATCGAGCTTGGCAAGTGGGCAAAGGCAGTTTCCATCGAAGCCGTTACCAAGTACGGCGCAACCGTGGCCGTGGAGCGCACAGACACCGCTTTCCGCAATGAGCTGCAGAAGAAGGTCCTGACCGACTTTTACACCTTCATAAAGACCGGCAAGCTGGTGGGCACCCAGAAGACCTGGCAGCGTGCCCTTGCTATCGCAAAGGGCGCAGTCCTGAAGCGCTTTGCCAACGACAATCTGGATGTGACCGAGGTCGTGGGCTTTGCCAACATCATGGACTTTTACGACTACCTGGGCGACAAGGAGATCACCGTTCAGACAGAGTTCGGCCTGAACTACGTCAAGAACTTCCTCGGTTACAGCACCCTCTTCCTCCTGCCCGATGCTTACATCGAGCAGAAGAAGGTGATCGCCATCCCCGTGGAGAACATCGACTTGTACTACGTTGACCCTGCCGACCGGGACTATGCCACCATGGGCGCAAACTACACCGTCTCCGGTGAGACCAACCTGCTGGGCTACCACACCGAGTACAACTACAAGAACGCCACCACTACCAACTATGCCATCATGGGCATGAAGCTGTGGGCAGAGTATCTGGACGGCATCGCAGTCGTGACCGTCGGCACGTCCAACACCGAGCCCACTGTGGCCGCCTCTGAATCCACCGGGCGAGAATAAGAGGTGACTTTGAATGACCGTCCCTGAGCTGTGCGCACTGACGCACAATTTTTTTGACCGGGCGGACGACCCAGTTGCCGGGGAGTTTGCCTTTGAGCCGGACACCGTGCCCGCCGGGGTAGTGCCGGGGCAGTATTTCCTTGTGTGCGGATCCATCTTCAACGACGGCGTGCACAAGGCCGGGGACGGCGACCTCACCGCCGAAACCTTCACCGGCACGGTGCAGCCCATGCGTGTGCCACCTGATTTTGTGGCGCTGGCTGAAAAAATCGACGCCTACGACAAGGCGCTCCCGGCCGGCGGCGTGTATGTGTCCCAGTCTTTTGCCGGGTGGTCCGGCACGATGGCTACAGGCGCGGACGGCCTGCCTGCAGACGGCAAGACCCGCTATAAATCCGAGATCAATCAGTGGAGGAAGATGTGACATGGTCAACACGTTCACTGCATCCACCGTGATGCAGGGCTTTACCCAAAAATACCGTTTTCAGACCCGCAGCTATGAGCCGGACGGCGTGGGCGGCTTTGTCTCTGGCTGGACGGACGGCCCGGAATTTGAGGCCGTAGAGCGCCACGATACCACCGTGGAAGCTCAGGTTGCAGAGCAGGCGGCTACAGCGTCCACCTATACGCTGCTGGTCAACGCCGGCGTGCCGCTGGCTTTCCCGGACTACGTCAAGCGGATGAGCGACGGGCAGACCTTTCAGGTGACGAGCGCAGCCGATGAGGGCAACGCCCCGGCAGAATCCGGCATGGGCCTGCGGGCCGTCAAGTGCAAAAAGGCGGTGCTGCCTTGATGGGACCGTCTGAGAGCATCAACCGGGCGCTGAACACGTTTTTCAACGGCTTTGGCATCCCAGGCTATCTGGAAGATAACATTCCTCCCACCGCTTCACTGCCTTATCTGACCTACAAGCCCACCATCCCCGGCGGGTGGAACGAGTCCGCCAGCTTCCACGCCCGGCTGTGGTACCCGAGCAATGGCAGCAGGGTCCCCATCCTGCAGACCGAAGATACGATCAGCGCGGCCCTCGAGGACAGCACAACGCTTTCCTGTGAGGGCGGCGCTATTCTTTTGCGAAAAGGCACCCCGTGGGCACAGCCCCTCGACAACCCGCCTGAAGGGTACCTGTGCGAATACCTCAACTTTGAAATCACGCAATTTTGCGAGTAAAGGAGCAATATGGCAAGAAAGTTTACCAAAATCAGCGCGGAAGCATTCAAGTCCATGCAGATCAACGCGGGACTTGTGCTGAACAAGTTCGACACTGAGGGCCAGACCGCCGTTGCTGATGCCGACATCATCTGCGCAACCACTGGCGGCATCACCGCAACCTGCACCCCCAACATCACCGACCTGGGCGAAGATGTGGACAACTGCCAGAAGAACACCGTGGAACTCATGGAAATTGAAGACTACGACTGCACGCTGGCCTTCACCGCGCTGAATACCTCTGCCGAGGTCATCCGCATGGCGCTGGGCGCAGCGGACGTGGCCGGGGGCAAGGTAACGCCCCGCATGACGTTCAAAACCGACAAGACCACAGGCGACTTCAAAACCATCTGGTTTGTGGGCGACCTCATCGGCGGCGGTTATGTGGCTGTTCGGCTGGACAACGCAATCAGCACGGGCGGCCTGTCCCTCAAGACAACTGACAAGGGCAAGGGCAATGTGTCCGTCACCCTGACGGGCTGTGTCCGAATGGGAGACGAGACCGTCCCCATGGAGTTCTTTGTGAGTGAAGACGCGGCAGCATAAGGAGGACGCAGTATGAAAACCCTGAACCAGATGGACGAAACCGAATTTCTGCGCCGCTGCTGGCTCATCGCTGACGCGGTGTCTGACCTGCTGGAAAAATCCAAGGTTGCAGAACTGCGCAAGGTCATGCCGGTTCTGACCGGGCAAGAGACAAAAGAGGAGCTGGAGCAGAAAAAGGAAGCCCAGGCCAAGAAAAACATCAAGGCGATGTGCAAGGCGCTCCTGTTTGACAACGCAGAAACCACGGCAAAGCTGCTGCCCCTTCTGTATGAGGCGGACGTGGACGAGGATGGTACGCCCGAAACCATGACGCCGTTCAAGACCCTGCGCGTCATCACCGCCACCGTGGAGGATAAGGACGTGCTGGATTTTTTGTTCTCGTTGGTGAAGTTGGCGCAGATGGATATCGACGTTTAACTTCCACCATCCGGCTGGACATGCTGCATCTGATCGGCAAACCGTATATTTTGCAGCACTGCCTGATTGCATCACGACAGGAACAGCTTGAAATCAGCTATCAAGCTTACATGACCGACATGCTCAGTGAGCTTGCGGGTGCGCAAGAGCGATGGTACGATCGCGTGGCTGACCTCGTGGAAAACCGCCCACAGCCGCCGCAGCAGTCCGCGGATGAAGTGATTGCACGAATCAAAAACGGCTTGAATGGGGGTGATGGAACCTGAAACTTTTTGAATTGAGCGCAACCCTCGGGCTGGACGACAGCGCCTACCGGCAGGGCGTAGAGGAGGCAAAGTCCCAGACTAAGGCCGCTGTCTCCACCATGATGAAGGATTATAACCGGCTGTACAGTGAGGTCATTCACCTTACGGCGGCCTACCAGAAATCACGGAAAGAGACCGGGGAAACCTCCAAAGAAACCAAGGAATTTGCCCAGAAGCTGAAAGAAGCTCAGGCCCAGCTCAATACCACGGCGCAGGGATTAAGGACTGCGGAAGGATACATGAGCAGCTTCGGGGATGCCGCATCGGGGTCCAGCAAGTCTCTGGCCGGTGCCATTGCGCAGGGCACGGTCATGGCGGGCGTTTTCTCGAAGCTTTACGCCGCTGCACTCAGTGCCGCAGAGGGGTTCATCTCTTCCGGCATCGAGTACAACGCCCAGATCGAGACATACACCACCGGCTTGACCAACATGCTGGGCAGCGCAGAAGCAGCGCAGCAGGTCATGGAAAACATCCAGGCGGATGCTGCACGAACCCCATTTGATGTCGAATCCCTGACGAAAGCAAACCAATACCTGATTTCTGCAGGCGAAAATGCGAGCTATGCACGAAAAACGATCAATGCATTGGGTGACGCTGTTGCAGCAACCGGCGGCGGCAGTGATGAGCTGAACCGCATGGCGCAGAACCTGCAGCAGATCGCAAACACTGGCAAGGCCACCGCGGTCGATATCAAGCAGTTTGCTTATGCAGGCATCAATGTCTATGGCATTTTGGCCGATTACACAGGCAAAAGCACCGCCGAAGTGCAGAAAATGACCATCAGCTATGATCTGCTGACCGAAGCGCTGCAGGCTGCGTCCGAAGAAGGCGGGCGCTACTATAACGCAATGGACGACCTGAGCCAGACGCAAAATGGCCGAACCAACACGCTGAAAGACAACGTCAAGCAACTCGCTGGCCTTATGACAAGCGATTTGGCAGATGGAATCGGCATGGTAACGTCAAATTTAAACACCATGACTGTTGCCGCCATAGAAGCTTATAAAACCGACGGCTGGAAAGGGCTTGGAGATGCGATCCTCGAGCTGGACAACCCAATAAGTGCCGTTATCAAAAAGTTCGGCGAACTCGGAAGTGCTGCAGTTAGTGCACTGGATAAAGCAAGCTACTACCTGAATAAGGCTTTAGGAAAAAATGCTTATGCTGATTATGACACCTACGAAGATTACGCAAACGACCAGCTTGGACAGAAAAACCGAGACCGCCTTAGACAGAACGCCTTAAACGGAATAAGTGTCAGCAACAAAAGCTGGTCTGAACGTCAAGCAGAAATTGCGGCCGCAAACGGAAACGGAACAGATAGCTCGATCACAACAAGCCCAACGGGCACAAGCTCCACCAAAAAGACAAAATCCAAAACCGAAAAAGTCATCGAGTCCATCTCTCACACGGCCACCACTACCAGCCAGAACGCCATCGGCACGGTGACCACCAGCATCCAGACTCTGAACGAGAAGGTCAAGGACAGCGCGGGCAAAATCAAAGACCGCGTAACCACGACCACGACCGAGACCGGCAAGGAGATGGTAAACGGCGTGGCCACGACTTATAAAAAAGTTGAGACCAAAGTCAACGGCACGGTCACAAAGGTCACAAAGACCTATGACGACATGTCAAAAACGCTGCTGGGCACGCTGACGTCCATTTCGGAGACGACTTTTAACGGTATTACAACAAAAATCCAGGAAGCAACCGAAAAATACGCCGATGGCAGCGAGCACGTCAAGCGCACCGAGACCGAGACCGGAGAGCACATTGTCGATGGCGTGGCGCAGACCTACACAAAGGTCATTACCTACATCGACGGTGTACAGGACAAAGTCACCGAGACGGAAACCGCCATTGACAAGAGCGTCAAAGCTACTCAGACCCGCATTGACCAGTATTTAAGCGGTGCGTCCTCTGAGTCCAACAAAGGCATTTTTGGCATCCTGCGAAGCTTTATCTCCGACGCAAAAAACGGCGACGCGGCGGCGATCGGGCTGGACTTTGTCAACCTGCTTTGGGGCGAAGTGACGCAGGACCAGCGCGAGGCTATCTCCAAATGGGCAAAAAATGCGCTGGAAGTCATCAATGAGGCATACTCCGGCGGCGGCCTGAAGAACGCCTTTACCGTCTTCGAAAAAATCTTTACCGGAGGCGGCGTGGAAGCAGGCGTTGACGGCGTGACCACAAAAGTGATCAGCCTTACCGAAGCACTGCAAAAGCTGGGCGCTACCGGCGGCGCGGGCGGCGTGCTGGCAAACGTTGGCACCGGTTTGGTGTCTTTTGGCAGCAAGATCATGGGCGTGCTGGGAAACGTCGTTGCATTTGTGGCAGAAAACCCCATTGCGCTGGCAATCGCGGCCGTGGTGGCCGGTGCTGTGGGCCTGGGCATTGCGCTTTGGAAAAAGTACAAGAGCGACAGCAGCAGTTCTTCCTCGTCCTCGAGCAAGCTGGGCTACAAGGACCTGCAAGACGCCTACTGGTACGGCAACGAGCGCGCCTTTGCGGGTTACGACTACCGGAGCGACCCGTACACGTTTAACCCGAACAACTCCACAATGCTGTCTTACCAGACCAAAATGCAGGACCAGCTTGCAAAGCTGACCGAAGTTGTCCAGCAGTATTTGCCCGACGTGGCGAACCAGCAGATCGTTTTGGACGATGGTACGCTTGTGGGCAAAATGGCACCCGGCATGGATGCGCAGCTTGGGCAGCTGTCTGTCTTGGCAGAAAGGGGTAATTGATGTACGAGATTTACGGCTATCCCAATGGAGAGCCTACGAATGAGCTGCTCATTTACCAGCCCGGAAACACGCATGCGCTTGTGCTGTCGCCTAAGCTTACCCGCGAGGTGAGCAAGGGCGGCAACCTTACTTTTACAATGCCCCGGGACCATCCGCAGTACGATAACCTGCAAAAAATGTCTACCGTCGTCGTGGCAAAACAGGACGGCAAAGAGATTTGGCGCGGGCGCATCCTCAACCACGAGGCAGACTGGTACAACCGGCGTGTGGTTTACTGCGAGGGAGCTTTGAGCTACTTTAACGACAGCTGCGTTACTCCTTTTAACTACCGCGGCACACTGAAGCAATTTCTGCAGCACCTTGTGGAGGCCCATAACAGCCAGGTTTCGGCAAAAATGAAGCAGTTTGAGCTTGGCACTGTCACGGCAGCGCTGGGTGATCTTGTCGTAGAATTTGGAGACGCCGACAAATACGGCGTTGGCGAAGACTACGGCAGCATCTGGGACATCATCGACAAGATGGTGCTCAAAACCTTTGGCGGTTATGCATACTGCACATTTAACGCCGAAACCGGAAACAATGTGCTCAACTACTGCGACCAGGCGGTGGAAGCGCAGCGGCTTGTAAACCAAAAAATCCAGTATGGCGTTAACCTGCTGGACATTACCGAAAAAACGGATACCAACGACCTTTTTACCCGCATTTACCCCATCGGAAACAAGCACACTGTGGACACCTCAAAGTGGTATTACAAGCTGCTCTGGTGGAAGGACCCTTCCCAGTACAAGCATGAGGAGCGCTACGGCATCATGGGCGCGGACGCGGCGACCATCAAAAAGTATCTTCCGGCATCCGGGTATTCTTACAACCTGAAGGAAGGGTGGATACAAAACGACGCCGCAGCGGAGAAATTTGGCATCATTGCCAAAATCCGCGAACAGGACACGGACAGCGAAAATGAAACCTTTGCTTCTGGCGTGCAGGACCTGCAGCAAAACTACGCGATGGTGACAAGCTACACCGTCAAAGCGGTTGACCTGGTGGATGCAGGGTATACAAACATTGGCGATGATCCGCTTGACCGGCTCACATTTGCCAGCTATGCGCACATCATCAGTGAGCCTCACAGCGTGGATGCGATCATGCTGTGCACAAAGCTGGTGGAGCCTTTTGACCAGCCGAATAAAAAGGAATACTCCTTCGGCATGACACGGCGGACGCTGACTGACCGACAGGTTGCAAACCTCGGCCGCACAAATGCGCTTGAGGAGCAGGCCAGCACGAGCGCAAACTCGTCCGAAAAGCTGATGAAGGACCTGACGGACTACAAAAAGTCGAACGACGAAGCCGTTGCGGATGCAGCCAAAACGGCTACAAACTTCATCAGCTTTGACCCGCAGCACGGCCTTACGGTCGGGCACGAAACTCTTGCGGACAAAAAAGTTGTCATTACGGCAGACGGCATTTCCATCACAGATGGCGTTGGCAGCTGTACGATTGACAGCGGAAACATCACGTTCCACGGCATCCGCAACAAAACGGTGGCGCTGTCCTGGCTGGATGACGCCGGAAACGGCCTTTCCGGCTTTACGGCACAGACGATTGCGCATGACTTCAGCAGCGTTTCTGCAGTCCTGCTGACGTTTGAGAGCAACAAGGGCTCCACATGGCTTGCCAGCGGCGGCGGCGGCGGTGCAACTTCAATGGTTATCCCGGTAAATGGCAAAACCTACTCGATCGTTTACCCGTGGAACACCATGCACCGGAGAGACGTCACCGTATACAAAGACAAAATTGTTTTTGGCAATGGCTACGAGCGCACATCCAGTTATGGCGGTACAACAGTCGTGGGCGTGTGGGGCTTTGAGCTGCAGACACCGCTCAGTGACGGATGGTCGAAAAACGATGCGGTTTGCATCCCCCGCGAGCTTTATGAGTTTATGTGAGGTGCCGACATGAAAAAAGAAGGGTATGTGTACCAGTGCAAGATTTGCTCAGATGGCAGGCTTTACAACGGCGTGTGGTCCGTAGCTTCTGGCGTCCCGCACCCGCTGCCGGAGAACGTCGTTGTTTTTGACGAGTTCCCGTCAAATATCAACGGTGGCTCAGACTATCTTTGGGACGGCAAAACGCTGACCTATAGCCCGGCGGAAAAGACGGAGGAAAGCGCAGAATGATCGACTATAAGGCGCTTGAAAAAGCTGCTGCAGAAAACGCCAAAATTCCAAAGTTTTATGTCCAGATTGGCGATGGCTTCAAGTCTCTGCTGGAGGAATACGACCTTCTCCTTTCGAGGGACGGCTTCAGCGTGGGCGCACCGGACGTGGAAGGTGAGCAGGAGTACCCGTCCGGGTACGACATTGTGCTTGATTTTACGCAGGCTTTGGATAGCAAAGTGCATTTTAAGCAGCGAAAAGTGTCCATGAGCTTCAAGTGTTTCCGCCCGAAGTCGCAGTGGGAGAACATCCGCAGCCGGATGGAGACCGATCTGCAGGGGCAGTGGCTTGCGTTTTACCGATCTGATGCACCAGAAACGCAGTATGAGGGCCAATTTACGGTCGAAATGACGCCTGACAAGCATTATGCGGTGGTGGAGATTTCTGCCGCCTGCACGCCATAAAAGGAGGGATTGAGTGGATTACAAAGCGGCCGAAGCTGCTGCGGCAAAAAGCGGCTTTAACGATTTTCTTCTCCTTGTGGGCGGAAACGCCATTTCTTTGCTGCAGAAGTTCGGGCTACTCTTTGACAAGACCTATCCCCAGATCGGCAAGGCGGAAACGCTTTCGATGCTGGTCAATGTGCCAGGAGCCGGTCGTCCGTTGGACCTCAGCCGGTCCATTGATGGCAAGCTGCACTACAAGAGCCGCAAAATTACAGTCAAGTTTTCGTGCTTTCGCCCTCAATCGGAGGATGACGGCATCCAAAAAGGACTCGAAAAGCTTTTGCAAGGCCAGTGGGTGTGGTTCAAATTCCGCGAGGATTCGTTTTTTTGGCGCGGGCACACAACGGTAAACTTTGAACGGAAGGCAAACAAAGCGGCGGTGACGATCACTGCAGTTTGCAACCCATACAAGTACAATCTGACAGCTTATCTCGGCAACGACTGGCTGTGGGATACGTTTAACTTTGAGACAGACACGATCTATACAGAGCGAACGGAGGTGAAACGTCTGTGACAAAAACTTTTGCAGATATCATCGACGGCATCCGCACGGCCATCCTCGGCATCGAGGTGCGCGAGGATATCGCCCAGGGCATGGAGTATGTGGAGCAGTTTGCAGAGACCTCCACCACCAAAGCGCAGGAAGCTGCTGAAAGCGCCACCGCCGCAGAGCGGGCCAAGACCGATACTCTTGCTGCCAAGACGGAAGCGGTGCAGGAGATTTCTGCAGAAAAACAGGCCAGTCTGGATGCCATCAGCACCGCAAAAAGCAATGCGGTAAAAGAAACCCAGTCCGCCCACACCGCAGCCCTGCAGGACATCTCCAATGCCCGCGCGGGGGCGCTGGACGATGTGGCCGCTTCTACCAAAATGGCCACCGATGCCGCCAGCACGGCCGCCCAAAAAGCCGGGGAAGCTTCCACCAACGCCGCAGATGCACAGCAGGCAAAAACCAACGCAGAAGCCGCTGCCACCGCAGCAGGTGAAAGCCAGACCGCTGCCGAAACCGCGCAGAAAAAGGCTGAAGCCGCCGCCGAGCTGGCAGGAACCCGGGCCGGCACAGATAAAACTTTTACCGTAGAGGACGCGCCCGCGGATGCAAAGGCCGTGGGTGAAGCCCTAAAGAATCTGAATATTCGCCCGGCTACATCCACAACACTTGGCGGAATCAAGGTTGGTAGTGGACTTTCTGTGGCCGACGATGGTACGCTGAGTGCCGATGCTCAGGAATACACCCTCCCTGTTGCCACCGCAGCCACGCTGGGCGGTGTCATGCTGAGTGAGGACTTCACAGCCGACGAGGACGGCACACTGCATCTTGCAGGCGGTACTGCCCTGGGCCCTTACCCCGTGGGCAGCATCTATCAGAGTACAGACCCCACCTCCCCGGCGCAGCTGTTCGGCGGCACCTGGGAGCAGATCGCCCAGGACCGCGTGCTGATGGGTGCCAGCGACACCCACCCGGCAGGCAGCACCGTCAAGGCTGGCCTGCCGAATATCACAGGCAGCTTGTACAAAACAAGAACTGATTCATCACCATTTCGTGGTTCGGGGAACGTTATATCGTCAACAGGTGCTTTGGCGGTTAAGGAAATTGCCACTTCTTATGGTGGATACTCTCGTTATGATGGGTCGGAATATGATATTTCATTTGATGCTTCCAAGTCCAACGCCATCTACGGCCGCAGCGGCACCGTCCAGCCCGCAGCCTATTACGTTTACATCTGGCGGCGTATAAGCTAAATTAAGAAACTCTCTTCCAAATATACACATAGTAAGCAGGCGGCTGAACGGTATCGGACGCGCCATAGATTGAGTTTGAACTGGAAGCATTAAATGTATAAAGCACACCATTACCACGAAACTTTCCCTCTGGGCCTTCGTTAGAAACCCCAGAAAACGCGCCAGAAGCAGGATTGTCGCCGAAATTCCATCTGGCAATACCAGCAAATGTACCACGAATATTCGGCAGGCCAGCCTTGACGGTGCTGCCTGCCGGGTGGGTAGTTGTATCGCTATTTAACTATACAGAAAGGAGACATTATGAAGATTATTGACGAAAACGGTTCAGTCGTCGAGAACCCCGACCTGACGGCGGGTTATCTTGCCGCTGACACCGAAGCGGTGGAGCACCCGGCCCAGGACGCCGTGGAGGAGCTGAGCCACTACGAGACGGTGGCAGAGTATCCCAACGGCGGCAAAGACGTGCGCAAGGTCATCGACCGGGCCGCCGTCCCGGCAGCGCCTGCGTGGACCGAGCAGCTGCCCATCCAGCGGTACATCCGCTACACGGCGGAGGAGCTGGCCCGGCGGGAAAAAGAGCAGCAGGAAGCCCGCCAGCAGCAGGAAGCACTGGACAAGCTGCCCCAGACGCTGGAAGCGCTGCAAAAAGAAAACGAGATGCTCAGGCAATGCTTGCTTGAAATGAGCGAGATTGTGTATGCATAAAATCACACAAAAATTAGAAAGGTTGGTACTTATGATGGCGATGTTATGGGCACAGGAGATCATGTCCGCAGAGACCGTGGAGGAGGCAAAGGCGCTGTATGCCCGCTGCCCCCGCCTGCTGAAGGAGAAGGTCAAGGCAATTCTTATCAAAAGCGGCTTTGAGGAGATCGTACAGGAGAAGTAAAGCGATGAAAAAACTTTTGGAATTTCTGGTGGGGCTAGTGAAGGTACTCTTTGGCGGGGACAGCGAAAGCCCTGCGCCGGAAAAACCCAGAGAGACTCCCGTTGAGGAGACCGTCACCGGCTGGGAGGGCGGCCCGCCCTACCGGTACATCGACGTGAGCCGGTATCAGGGTGCAATCGACTGGGCGCAGGTGGCAGCGGCTGGCTACAAGGGAGCGATGCTCAAGACGGTGAGCACTAACCACAAGCTCTCCAAGCGGTCGGACGGCCTGTACATCGACCCCACCTTTGAGGACAACTACAAAAACGCCAAAGCGGCGGGGCTGGACGTGGGCGTCTACTACTACACCTACGCCACCAGCGAAGCGATGGCCGATGCAGAGCTTGCCCTTGTGCGAGAAGCTGTGCGGGGCAAGGAGCTGACTTTGCCTCTCGCGGTGGACGTGGAGGAAAACAAGCTCAAGCCCATGAGCACCCTCGACCTCACCAACCTCACCGCCTACGCGCTGGAGCAGGTGGAAAAGATGGGCTTTTATGCCCAGCTGTACACCTACACCCACTACTCCAACATGGAGCTGGACATGGGCCGTCTGGCAAACCGCTGGGACGTCTGGCTGTCTGACACCACTGGGCACACCCCCGCCGTCGGCTACCACTACAACGCTCACCAGCACACCAGCGAGGGCCGCGTGCCGGGCATCTCCGGCAACGTCGACCTCAACGTTACCACCCTCAACTACCCGAAAATCATCCGCAAGAAGGGCCTGACCCGTCTTCGGGAGGGCAAATGACCGAAAAAGAAGCTCTCCTGTGGGTGCTGGGCGTTCTGGGCAGCCTGTGCGCCGCTGCCATCACAATCGACAAGGTGCTGGAAATCATTCACAAGTACATCAAAAAGGCACAGGCCCCCGACGATGCGCAGAACAAGCGGCTTGACGAGATGGGCAAGCGCTTGCAAACGCTAGAAACGGGCTATGCGCAACATTCTTTGGCGCTTGGGCGCGATTTGTCCCGCTTCGGGGAAATCGACGAAGTAAACCGCCTGACGCTTGAAGCCGTTCTTGCCCTGCTGGAAGCACAGCTGACCGGAAACAACGTGCCCGCTATGCAGGACAGCAAGGAAAAAATCGATAATTACCTCATGGAAGGAGTAACAAAACATGGAAGCAATCTTTAACTTTGTCCCCGCACCCATCGCACTGGTGCTGATGATCATCGGCTTCGCCGCGCTGGCAGTGGGTGCCATCCGGCTGGGCTACAAGCAGTACGTTAAGGAATGGGCAGTGGAACTCGTGACCATCGCCGAGGACAGCATCATGGGCAGCGGGCAGGGCGCCAAGAAAAAGGCGCAGGTCTTTGCCATGCTGCGGGGCGCACTGCCGGACTGGATGAAGCCCATCATCACGGACGAGGTGCTGGACGCTGTCATTGAAAAGGCTGTCAGCCTGATGAAGAAGGCACTGGCAGAGAAAAAGCCCTCGATCGGGAAGTAAGGAGGATATCATGGCAAGCACTACATACGAGCTTCATTCACGAAATCGCACCGTTTCCGTTAATGATACCCGCTTTGACAGCAAAACGGTGACAAAATGTCACCATTTCGGCAACGTCCCCGTAATGGTGCGCAACGCCGGACAGCTGCCGCAGCCTTTCTGGCTCGGTACTGCCTGTGGCGGCGGCTCGTGTAGTGCTGCCCGCTGCGCTGCAAGGACTTGACAGACAGAGGATGATCGCCGCCATTAAAAGCGCACCGCTTGGGAGGATAGACCGTAAGATAGCCTTACTGCGGTATGTTGAGCGGCTCCCGCTGCCGGACATTGCAGCGCAGATGCATTACAGCCGGACTGCGATAGGCTACCGGCTGAAAAGCATTGAAAAAATGCTGGATGTGTGATATCATAATCTTAATAGGGTGCGATTTTCTCACGAAAACGCATTGAAGCGGCAGGCTTTCGGGCCTGTCGCTTTTCTTTTTGCACGAATTGTGGTATAATTATCTCAACAAATCCTCCCGGCCTCTCGAAGAAGCACAAGAGGGTGGATATTTGTTAGCCAGCCCTGTGCTTTACCTGGGAATGAAAAAAGCGGTTGCCAGATAGGCGCCGACCAGTCTCCCGCCCGCCTACTTACAGTGTGCACCATGCGGGAGACGCCTTTAGACTTGAAAGGCTCCGGCCTTTGTAGAGAGCGGCATTGCCTGTGGGCGGTTCCGCTCTTGATTTTAGACTTTGCTGTTTTGGCAGCATAAAACCCCCGGTGTTCCGTTTGGAGCATCGGGGGTTCTTTTTGTTTATTTGAGATATTCACGCAGCGCTTTCAGAATCAGCTCGTTCCGGCTGCAATTTTCTTCGTCCAGCTTCGCATACAGCTTTGCGGCCAAAGCTGCCGGAATATAAACGGTTGCCTGGATGTCGTTGACATCCTCGCTCACTTCCCCAAATACCATTTCGTATTCATCGGCAGGGAGCTTTTTCTCTGCCCACTGACGGGCAGCATCCTCGCTGATCGGCACAATCGCTTCGCCAGAGCACCAGCCGCCATCTCCGCGAGGAGAAGCGTATTTCGTTCGGGGTCCTCCGACCCCGTGAATAAAATATTTTCCGGATTTTGTCCGGTAAAGTGCTTCCTCGTACCAGTCGAGGTCGCTTTCAGGGGCATTTTGCGAGAAACCCAGCTTTTTTGCGGTATCGGTGTCGTATCTTGCCCCGTTGATGATTTTCTTCACAATTATTCCTCCTTTAGCAGGTTTTCAGCATCCGCGGTTTGATAGCCGATCATAAAAGCGCCCTGCTGTTCAATGGGGAGTGCTTTCAGCGCAAAGCTATCTTCCATTTCTTCCGGCGTACAATCTGCAAGCACGCTGGCGCACATTTTGTTAAGATTGTCTGACATTTTGTGCAGCTGGTGTGCACGGGTGATCTTGAGGCTGACCGCCCGCAGCGGCCAACGAGTTGCGTTGTCAAGGTCTGCGGCATTGGCCGGGCGGCCGTTTTTTTCTTCGCCGCAAGACTTGCACAGCAAGCGGTACAATTGACCGAGACGGTTTGCAGTACGGTTTGTCATTTTTTTCTCCTTTAGCCAATGCTCTCAAAAAACACAGAAGGAACAGCCATAAAATAGCCGGGCTTCTTTGCTTCCTTGTAAATACGCTTCAGATAAGCGTTCTTGCGGATAACTTCTCCCGCCACACGGCGGCGTTTTTCTGCACTACTGATATTAAAGTGCTTTGCCTTAGCAGCATAAGAACGGTGATCCGCCACGGATTCAATTTTTTCCTGCTTGCTCAGATAATCCATATACATTTTATTTTCCTCCGATTTTGTTTTGTTCTGTGTCCCTTACCGTGATTTTATTATAGCACAAATAATTTGTTTATGCAATATATTTTTCAAAAAATAAATTATTTTCTCAAAAACGAAGCGACATGCCCACACGGAAAATTCTTGTGTTAGTTTTTTTGTCCTTCGTTGCGCCTTCGTTGTCTCTCCCTGCGGCGCACCGCAGTACACTGGACGCAAAGGGAGGGGAGCGCCATGTGGCACAAGTTCAACCCAAACCCCCACGGCAGCAGCGTTGGAGACTGCGCTGTGCGGGCGGTAGCTGCGGCCACCGGCCAGAGCTGGGAGCAGGCGTATATCAGCCTTGCGCTCACCGGTTACGCCATCGGGGATATGCCCAGCGCCAACCGCACATGGGGCGCATACCTCCAAAAACGCGGGTTCAAGCGCCGTTTTGTGGAGGCGGACTGCACCACCTGTTACACTGTGGCAGATTTTGCCCGGGAGTACCCGCGTGGCGTGTATGTGCTGGGCTGTTCCGGACACGTTCTGGCCGTGATCGACGGCGAGTGGTGGGACAGCTGGAACAGCGGTGCAGAATGCCCGATTTATTACTGGTACAAGGAGGAGTAAACGATGCCTTACCCGTATGGATACCCGATGTACAGTCAACCGATGCCGGACCAGCTTGCACAACTGCGGCAGGGGATGAGCTATCAGCCGCCCATGATGCAGCAGCCGACAGCCCAGACGGCACCGGCTACGCCATCTATCATCTGGGTGCAGGGTGAAGAAGGCGCAAAAGCGTACATGGTGGCAGCTGGAAACAGCGTGCTGCTGATGGACAGCGAAAACAGCGCCTTTTACATCAAGAGCACCGACGCCAGCGGAATGCCGCTGCCTCTCCGCGTCTTTGACTACAAGGAGCGCACCACGGCGGCAAAGATGCCCCCTCAGACGGCGCAGCAGCCCGGCGTGGAGTTTGTCACACGGGCAGAGTTTGACGCGCTGGCGGCCCGCTGCGCAGCGCTGGAAAAACAAGAGCCCGCAAAGCCTGAAACGGAGGTCAAGTAATTATGGCAAATCCTCTTTTTAATGCACTGGGCGGCAGTATGCCTGCCATGATGGGCGGCCCTATGGGGCAGTTCGGCCAGATGATGCAGCAGTTCCAGCAGTTCAAGGCCAATTTTCAGGGAGACCCCAAAGCGGAGGTGCAAAAGCTTCTGCAATCGGGCAAGATGTCGCAGGAGCAGTTGAACCAGCTTCAGGCGATGGCCCAGCAGTTCCAGCAGTTCTTACCTCATTAAGTCGTAACCGTGGCCACGGTTAAAAATATCACATAAAAGTAATTTTTTGAAAGGAGTACAAGTATGTCTCTTTCTTCCGACGGCGCAGTCATGACCATGCCTGTGCAGCCTGCCAACACCAACGGCGGTAACGGCTGGGGCTTTGGCGGCGATGGCGGCGCGTGGTGGATCATCATCCTCTTTCTGTTTGTTTTCTGCGGATGGGGCGGCAACTGGGGCGGCAATCGCAACGGTGCAGGCACTACCGGCGCCAGCGCAGTCGATGGTTACATCCTGACCAGCGACTTTGCCAACATCGAGCGCAAGATGGATGGTATCAACAACGGCATGTGTGATGGCTTCTACCAGCAGGCGCAGCTTGTCAACGGCGTGCAGCAGACCGTGAACAACGGCTTTATGTCCGCAGAGATCAGCCGCGCAAACCAGCAGGCGGCGTTCATGCAGCAGCTGTTTGCCATGCAGATGCAGCAGCAGGAGTGCTGCTGCGAGAACCGCTCTGCCATTCAGGGCGTGAACTACAACATGGCTACACAAGCCTGCGACACCCGAAACACCGTGCAGAACGCCACCCGGGACATCGTGGACAACCAGAACCAGAACGCCCGCGCCATCCTTGACGCCCTGACCGCACAGCGCATCGAGGCAAAGGACGCAAAGATCGCTGAGCAGGGTCAGCAGCTGTTCGCAGCACAGCTTGCGGCATCTCAGGCAGCCCAGAACGAAACGCTCAAGGCCTACATGAGCGGTCAGCTGGCCTACTACAATCCGCGCCCCGTGCCCGCATTCCCGGTTCCTGCACCTTACCAGTACGGTAACTGCGGCACCGGTTGCGGCTGCGGCAGCTGCGCATAACCGAATCACGGCAACTGACTGCAAATTGTATGTAGTCTGTTCAGCCCCTGAGCTGATTTTGCAAACCAGAGCGCCGGGGCAGCAGTCCCGGCGTTTTTCTATGAAAGGAGCCGATAAAATGGCTGAATTTAGCAACTCCAACACCGTCACGGTGGCGGCGGGTGAAAACCTTCCCCTGACCGAGACCGCGGTGAAAGCCCCCGCCTGCATCATGCACCGTGATGGCAGCGGCCTTGTGACCCTGCGGGGCCTGACTAATCAGTGCAAAGCACGCTTTAAGGTGCTCTTTGGTGGAAACGTCGCGCTGCCCACTGGAGGCACAGTTGCCCCCATTTCGGTTGCCATCGCTGTAGGCGGCGAGCCACTGAACAGCGCAACTGCCATTGTTACACCTGCTGCAGTCGAAAATTACTTCAACGTTTTCGTGGCTGCGTTCATTGAGGTGCCGCGCGGCTGCTGCTTGACCGTGGCGGTTAAAAACACCAGCACGCAGGCGGTCAGCATTGCAAACAGCAACCTGATCGTTGAGCGGGTAGCATAAGAAAGGAGATAAAGTCATGCTGGATAAACTGAATCATCTGAAGGATGAGATGTGCGACGAGCTCATGGAGCTGACCGACAAAAAGAACCGCTCTCCGGGCGATGTTGAAATGATCGGTGAGATCGTGGACATCATTCTGGACATCCACCGCATCGAGGATTACTGCGAGGGCGGCGAGTACAGCCGTGCGGGCGAGTGGGAAGCTGACATGCGCGGATCCTTCAACCGCGATGCCGGAAACGGCTACAACCGGGGCAACAGCTATGCCAACCGAGGCCGTCACTATGTGCGCGGTCACTACTCCCGCACGGATAGCCGTGAGCGCATGATTTCTGACATCGAGGACATGATGCAGGAAGCAACCGGTGCAGAGCGTGACGCCTACAAGCGGGTGGTAGACATCCTGCGGAACGCATAAGAAAGGAGGGCGGCAGGCATGGACATTGACGAGATCAACACCCATATTCACAAGCTGAAATGCGGTTCAACGGACTGGCAGAGCGTGGAGAAGCTTGCTGCCCTCTGCACCGTGCGGGACGAGCTGGAAGATGCGCACGCACCTGAAACGCAGATCCAGTCATTGCCGCCCGCGACTTATGCGGCGGCGTACTCCGCAGCAGCGGAACCACAAAGCGACTTTGTGACGGCTGCCAGCTCTGTTCCTTTCGGCGGTCTGATGCAGGTGCTCGACGAGCACATGAAGGCAATAAAACTGGTGTACCCGAAAGAGTATGAGCTCGTAATGCGAAAGATAAGCGACTTGTAAAAAGACATAAAATGTGCTATTTTTACATAAGATTCAACGTTGTAGCATAGGGCACATAATCTAACAGAAAACTAACAAATCAATAATTATTTACGTTAAAACGTCAAATAAATTTGATTTGTAATCAGTGGGTTGCAGGTTCAACTCCTGTCACCAGCTCCAA